TTTTGACAAGGAAGTAAGCGTGCTCACATACGAGAATTCGTTTTGGTCGCCAGCCGTATTCCTTTTTCATGATTCGACGCAATTGGTTTTTGGTTGGGCGGCGCGCCTTTAGCACCGCCCCAATCAAATCCCACTCGTTGCGTCCCGTTCTTTGTTTCCAACGCTCGATAGCGTGAAGGGTGACTCTGATACGTCCATAACGAGTTGGAATTTCCATATTCCGCCTCCGTTATAGCTTCGCGATATCGAGTGCAATCTGCTTGTATTGACCGTCGCTTTGTCGCTCATAGACGCGAAGGTATGGCGTTTTACCCACGACCTTGATGGAATCGGCAATCGCATCCATCGCTTCGATCCAGTCTGAATCGTTGATATTGAGCTGGCGTAAAGACAAGACCTGGTTGACGTCGATGTTGCCTTGCTTATCCACTCGGAACGCGAGATCAACTAACGCTTTAATTTGGTCGCTAGAACCTTCCGACCAGCGCTTGATGCATTCATCAATCTTGGCCTTGGCTGCTTGAATGCGTTCGTCAAATACGCGGTGTTCGCCAATACTGCGCTGCACTTTGTACTTACCGTCGAACGATAGAAGCGTGACGTTTCCTTTGGTTCCGCCATATTTCACATCAAACTCTTGTGCGCTTAGGTCTACGAAGTCTGCAACCTGAGCCATTGAAGAGGCTTTAAACTCAGCCATAACGGTTTGCAGCTGCTTTGCCGCCTCGACGATGTTCGAAACAACATCATCACGCAGAAGGTCGATCTCTTTGATTTGGCTAAGAGGCACCAAGTGACCTTGGGCGTTAGTGCGAAAATCGGTTTGTTGGTTTTGGTTAGTGGACATTATTTGAATCCTTCTGGTTGTAAAAACTTAATGCAGCTGCATGCACCGCTTGTGGTAATTGCTCTGAAATATGCAAAGCCAATGCATTGAGCATCTCCGATTGACCATTTTGGCACTGGCATTGAAATTCTATTTGTCCCTCACCATGATCTTTGATGGTGATAATCACTTTCGACTTCTTCATAACTAGCCCTTAAAAATTTGCAGGCCGTTGAGCAATCAGCTCTGGCGCGTATGGGTTTAGGTTTTGGGTGATTTGGTAGGCTTCTGGCAGTCCGTTAGATAGCCAGCGCACAATGCATCCACTTAGGCGAGCAACGCAGATATCTTCCATCTGACCATTCACACGCTCACGCATCGGAATCGCCTTATGCAGCAACCAGGTTGGCGGCATTTCGATAGTGATGACAGGAATGGCAAGCCCTTTCATCGCAAAGCCAATAATCTCCGAACCTTCACGATTCAAGCGTTCAACGGCATTGTTCAACGCGCGGCGCTTTTCTGTTTGATTAAGCATGTGAACCTCCGATGCCAAGAGCCACCTTCCAAAGCTGATCGACTTTGGTCTCTGCTTTGCCACTGCAAACTCGGTGCTGAATAGGCTTAGTTAATGCTTCTTCTATCGACATCCCCATTTGGATAACTCGACTTTCAAGCGTGCTAACCGGAAAGTTATGCGCTTTGGCAATTTGCTTTAATCCGTGAACACCTTTGTAGATGTGTTTGCAACCCGTTGCTTTGGCAGGCCCCTCTGCGACGGCTTGGTCGATGTTCATCTTGAGCGTATGGACTCGGTAGCTCAGACAAGAGAAAGGGATCCCAGTGTGTTTAGAAATGACAGGCAACCCTTGGATTCCTTTGTAAACGTAAACTGCTTTTCTCATAAATCACCTCATTGCTTTTCATAGCGGTGGCATATCGCAATATGCTCATCCAGTTGCTTGCTTTCCGTAGCTGAAAGCGTTCGTTCCTGAGCCACTTTGAGTAATCCAACAACCTTCTCAAATGCCGCTCGATATTCTTGATTAAGTGGAAGGGTGTTCATAACCCACCTCACTCATTAGCTTCTAATTGCTCGACCCAGAACGCATCCGGATCGCCTGTTACTACTTCCATCAAGACAACGTCAATGCCCGACGCTTCGTAAACGGAAAGAATAAATAGCGTTAACTCATTGCCTGTTGGACGGCCCTTTTCATCCAATTCGAACATCAATAGAAACTCGTTTTCCTCCACATAGCGCGGCAATTGAACCTGCGATACGTATCTATATCCTTGCGTAACGGTGCGCTCAAAAGCCTCAGAACGCTCACACATCGCACAGACAAAACTGGTTTCACGCCGTCCATAAAACTGAAACATGATTCACTCCTTGCATAGTTGGCTGTGAGGGCACCCATTACGGCACGCACGGTACATTTGCACTCGCATTGGGTTAGTTGTTGAGAACTTGCGACGCTGATGGCCGCGACACACATCCAAGGTGATTTCACCCAACATTGGGCAGTCCACCACGCGCTTCATTAGTACGCCTTCTACCTGCGCCTGAACGCGACCAAGGTCGCCCGGGTATTTGCCATTGATTACCTGACTAATAACGGCAGAGCTGTAGCCAATACGTTTCGCGATTTCTTTTTGCCCAAGGCGAGCGCAGGCAGAGCGCAATTCATCAATCCAATCCATACGTCACCCCTCGATTTAAGTCATACACCTGGCGTTCTTTAACCCAATGACGCGGCGCGTGCGGCCCGGTGTTCTTGAGCAATTGATGAGGGGCAAACTGCCCCGTACTGCCAGCCTGACGCTTGATGTAACCAGCGCGCTTTAACGTACTGATAAAAGCCATGGCATAAGCAAGAGAAACCTCGGCAGTTTGCGCCACATCAGACGGAGTGAAGAAGCGCATAATGCGCATCGACTGCCACATTTTTTGCTTTGGCGAGCCTGGCTTATAAAGACGCTTAACACCCATTAACGACCTCCTTTTGAACCAGGGCGCTGACCGAGGAAGAAGTCTCGCTTAAACTCACTTTTACCTATCTTTAAAAGGCCACGAGATTTCGCTTCATCTTCAATCTGAGCAAGGCCAACCACCAAACGACGAATCTCGCCACGAGTCATGTCAATCAGCTCATGCAGCAAATCTTCTTCTACTTCAACTTCACACATGCCTTTCGCCATAGTGACGGCATCTTCACGGTCACAAGGGGCAAACTCGATCCAGTGCATAATGCGGTTTTCAAGCTGAGCGTAACGCGCCACTTTCTTACGCATCTGACCCATACCCACCATAATCACTGGCACGGTAGACAGGTCATGGATATCACGTAGCGTCTCCATCATTTGCTCATTGCCAACGATGTGATCCGCTTCATCCACAAACAAAGGGCGTTGCGTTTCTGCTAGCTTCTCAATCACACGAACTTCCAAAGCCGTGCGTGTTCCTTTCGTATCTAAATCCAGCTCTTCAGCAATAGCACGAAGCATCGAAGAGGCATTCCACAAAGCCAAAGCACGAACGTAAATACCGTTGCATCGATTGATTAACCAAGTGGTTGCCGTGGTTTTACCGCGCCCGGTTTCACCCCAAACCAACCCCATCCCCGGAGTGTTGAGAGGGCGAGATTCTAATGCCTGGTAAGCGCTCGCTAGGCGAGCCACGTTTTTGACAGGAATGATTTTGTGTTTCATAATTAGCTCCGTTGTTATATTTGGTGGCAGACGTTTTTAGCGGAATGCGCTGTCACCAAAGTCTTCCCACACCATGTAACGCCCCTTAAATTCAGACGTCGATTCGTAATTCTTTTTCCAGTGCTCGCTTACCTCATCCAGCGTTTCTCCGGCCTGAACCTTGTCATTCAAAACTAACCAGCGACGGAAGCGATCTTCCTCTGTTTCATCCTGCTTCTGATCATCTCGAATCAGATCGCGCAGCGTATCCATGTGAGCCTGCGTCAAAGGTGTAATGCCACTCTCTTTGTTTTCCAGCGCATCACTGGCCTCAGCCGCACCTTGTATCGCAGTGTTGGTGTACTCCGTTGCGCGCGTTGGCATCGCAACCAACTTTCCTGCACTCTCAGCCGCGTCATCCATAATGCGGTCAGCGATATCGCGCACTTTGAATTTGCGCTTCGCTGCTTGGATTTCTTTCTTCGCTCGTTTGATTTCTGCTCGTTGAAGTTGCTTCGCTTCTTCAGCAATGGATTGACGACTGATGCCAAGGTATTCAGGACATACCGCCACGCAGATGAATTCACCCTCTAAGGTACTCACCACGATTTGGCCTAAATCGTCTTTGTCGTAACGGATCTGAACGCGCTCACCAATATGCAAAGCCAGCTCACCATCGATGTAATTCAAACCATCAACACTTAAGCCACCCTTAGTCACGGTACGAACGCCGCCTTTAGTTGGAACAGCAAGCAGCTGGTCGAGCGCGCGCTCATTGCCGATGCGTTGGATCTCGCCTTGATAGTTACTCACCATTTCAAACGGGGTAGCGCTCAGGCTGCTGTGAACCTTGTGCATATAGATGTTGTCTACCCAGTCATCACAGAACTGTTGCAGCTCTTCCGGAGTGATAGTCACATCAATGACTTCATCCTTTTTCATCAAGCGCTCTGCAAAGGTTTTGCGCGCTTCAATGGCTTTACGCTCGACCACGTTATGGCCGACAAAACCCGGCTTCAGCTCCAGTAGGTCATGGCTGAAATGACGGAAGAATCGTTCAATGTGCGGTTTTTTCCATGGGCTGAATGGCGGACAGATTTCGTAATCAATGCCTAGCGCATCAAGCACCACCATCATGCCGCGTGAAACGTAGTCACTACCGTTATCGATTTTCACTTTCCAAGGCTTGCCCATATCCAAAATGGCACGACGCAACAAAGCGGCGTTGGATTCAGTGCGTGGCGTTTCCGTCACTAACAACTTCGGCTTACGGGAGTACACATCAATCAAAGCGGTGATGTGGTAGCGGCGCTTGCTGCCATCCATCAAAGTGATCTGCAAATCTGCTGGCGTTGCATCCAATTCCCAGAGCTGATTCATGCGATCGATACCCTCACTCGCGCTACCAAAACCACTCATGTACTTATTCTTCCAAGCGTCGGGATTATGGATAGACTCGAACAAGCTGGCGTTGTCTTGCTTCCACGCATTCAGCCAGCGCTGTGTAGAACGATGACAAGGGATGCGCAAGCCTGAGTTTTTAAACTCGGTTTCAATCGCTCTTAAAAGCTTGCCGCCTTGGGCATGAGGAAACTCCGTAATGAAAGCCAAAGCGAACTGCTTCATTTCTGGCTGTGTATCGATGATGAACTGACCTTTACGCGAGTTCGTCATACGATCCAAGCTAGCAATGCCACCCTCACGATACTTCTTGCGCCAGCGGCGCATCGACGCTTCACTCAAAGACCCCAATAATGCCTTGTAGACCTCATCACCAAACGGCAGGGACTTGGCATTAAACATCTCGATAAAGTCACGAGTTGCCTGAGTGCGACCCACGCCCATAGGCGCAACATTGCCGATGTATTCTTCACACGCCACCATTACTTCATAACGGGTAAAGCAACGGTTTTGACGCTCCTTCGACCAACCACTCATTAGCGCAAGTGCTGCGAGCTTTTCGTCTGGGGAGATCGAAGCCTTTTCTTGTGCGTGTTTTTCGCGAATCGACTTAGCAAGTTCGGCACGTTCTGCACGCTCTTTTTCATTTTGCTCAACAGCTTGCTGTGCGTAGATAAATTCTTGAGTCTCCTTTGGCAGGCAAGATACGTGATATTCAAATGCCTTTGAGCCAGCTCTCTGGCGAAATACCTGCTCATCTCTTCCCGACAGCTTGTCTAGCTTTGCCCGGACTTTGTGAACACTAGATGGCATATCTGGATAGCCAATCATCTCTTTAGCTGTAAACCACATAAGACCACCTACGCCGTTTTACGCATGTAACGACTAGGCCAGATGTTTTCCGGCTTCTCATTCAGCGCATCTGCAATGATTCGCTCACCTTTAGGCCAAGGCGCACGAAACACGTTACGCAGTGTTGATCTCGCCAAGCCGTTTTTTTCGCTTAATTCGCTCAGGTTGGTTCCCAGCTTTTCCAGTGCACATTTCACTTCGGCTGGATGCCAGTCGTGTGTATTTGTTTGCATTTTGATACCCTTAACGGTTACACGCTCGATTAAGTCCAGCGTTTTAACTCAACGTGTAATTACTGTAGCGACGAAAAATCCGCACGTCAAGTTTTTAAGGATTTTTCTTCGCAATTGGTTTTTGTAACCTAGATACCGAGGAACCCAATGAGCATAAGCCTTGAGAGCGAAAAAGCCCTAAAACCCTTAAAAAATCCCGAAGGGATTATTCAATCTGAATTAATAATCCCTTTTTCAAAGAGACTGGCTGAGACAATAGGAAGCGAATCGGTGCGTGCATTTTCACGCGCCTGTGGCTTATCAGACAAAACTCTTCGCGATTACTTGAGCGGGAAAACCTATCCAACCTTGGATCGTCTAGCTTTGATCGCAGACGCATCTGGAAGAACTGTAAACTGGCTGGCAACAGGCGATAGCGCAACGCCAACCATCGCCGCGCCAGACATAAGCGGAAATGTCAGGGTGCCAGAATACGACGTGCAAGCATCTGCTGGCGCTGGTAGCTTTATTAATAACGAAGTGAAAGTTGGGGAGTTTTCATTCCCCGAAGCATGGCTACGCCAAAAGAAGCTGTACGGCCACAAGCTTTGTGTAATAAGCGCTTGGGGCGACAGCATGGAACCGTCAATACAACATGAGGATTCTTTGCTGCTCAAGCTGCTAGACACTTCGGAGAAGGCTGCCTATGACGGCGTGTACGTTCTAAAGCTGGATGGTATGCTGCTAGTCAAGCGAATGAAGTACAGCATGAAAGACCAGGGCCACTACATCATTAGCGACAACCCTGATTACGACACGATGTTTGTGCCCAATGGTGAATTTGATGAACGAATACGGATTATAGGCATGGTGGCTGGTACGGTCTTCAAACACATCCTTCAGCTAAAAGTGACTCCATGACTGAGAGAGGTTATAATCATTAAACAAAGCGAATAAAGAAAAGCGGCACAATGTGCAATACATGCGCCGCCTTTCAAAAATATTTTTGTTTAATGTTCATTTTAAGCGCCATTCAATCAGCCTTAAAAATTTCAGCAAAAGCATCATAAAGCCTTATTTCTCCTAGCTTCGATCCAATTTGATCCGCTGAAATCCAAGCCAATCCCTATCATCTTGTTTTGTTCATTTCTTAATACTCCTTACACAAGGGCCAACGTAAACGCATAATGATACTTTCTAAGGTGAGTTATGTGATTGAGTATACGCAAGTCCTTTCAATATGCTAGGTAACTAAAGAAATGCTTTATATGTCA